TTACTTGCAACCTCTTGCAATAGGGCCTCGATTACCTTGCTTGCCTCGAATTTGGTTAGATCTGCAACCTTGGCAATTTCTTTATCCAATATGTCGTTGCAGAATAGCCGCAATGCCTCATCATCTGCCAAATTGGCTTTAGTTGCCTGGATTTTAAGCATTTTTAGTTGTGGTTGGGTAACCGGGCCGTTGGCCGCCATGGCCTTGCGTTTGTTTTGTTCTTTTTCCACGATCCGCCGCATAGCCAAATCTTGTTCCTGTTTCTCGGTCATTGGAAACGGATCGTCCTCAGTAGGCGGCAATTCTTGGCGGTGTTTTATTTCGTCGTGGGACGCTATGGATTTATCTATCCCGTAGCCCATGTAGCCCAAACCACGGCCAAGCGCGCTTGTGAACCCCACCATGCGTTCCGCATTTTTCGTAAATGGTGTTTTGCCCGGTACTTGTTCGGCCGCGCTCGCAATGACGGGCACCGCGTCCCGTTCGTCCCGCCAAATCGTTACAACGCAAATTAGGAACAATTGTTCCCCTACTTGCTCGAGTGTGCAAGACGTTTCTTGGATCCGTAGTTGCGGCCAATCTTTTAGGGCCATTCGCAACCGGGTGGGTACGTCCACGTAGCCGTTTAACTCAAATCCCATTTGTAACCGTCGCTTTCGTTGTGGGTGTGGGCAATGTATCCATTGGGTGTAACGCGGTGGCCGGTGTGAAAAATGCGGGTGCGGCGGTGCCCGTAAACCAATGTTCGGGCCGGTTGCAATCGCGTAAATGCAACCAACCGCGTAGGACCACGGACGCGGTGCCGTAATCGGCTACTGCCAACACGTACGGGGCCGGTTTGTCGTATTCGTGCGTAATTAGCCGTTTGTTGTAATCGTCCACGGTGCGAACCTGTATTCCGGCCACGTCAAATTCGTCGCTTTGTATGTCCCGTAATTCCCAATGGTATGGCACACCTAAATATTCGGCGGTGGCTAGTTCGCCCATAAATCCGCGTTGCACCCGTTCGCGGATCCGCTCGAACACGGCCGCGTCGGACAAATTGAGTAGGCCGCGGGCTACGTGGCGGCGTAATCTGTCCGGGTTGCCCCGCAAATACGCCAACCAAACGTTGGTGTTGCGGTTAATTACCGCCATTTGGGTGTTGTCGAATTGGATCGTTATTGTGCCGGTGTTGTCAGTAACAATCACGTGCCACAACCTGTAAGTGTTGTAACTCGGCTTGTAGTTCTAATATGCGTTGTTCCAATATGCGGATACGCACCATAGCTAAAAACGTGCAATGCGCGGTGGGTAAATCTGGCGTGTTTTCGTGCAATTCGTTGAGTTTGTTAAACACCAATTTGCCGTCCCCGTGACAATCGGCCATTAGGACACTCATTTGCCGTATGTGGTCCAATTGGACCACCCGCCGCTACTGCCGGGCACACCGGCCCAAATCAACGAACCAATGGCAAGGTTGGTAACCGGGTCGAGTAGATCGTTGCACGTTATGGGGTAGCCGTTGGCGGCGGCCCACCCGTTTGGCCAAAACCGGTTGGGTTTCACCCATGACGGGCAATGGATCTGCAATAACCCGTAGGAATTGCCGTTATCCCCAATGGCGGACGGGTTGCAACGGCTCTCTAGGTGCATAATTCGGGCTAGTTGTGGGGCCTCGACGGCCGGCCACCCGTAGCCCAATGCGTAGCCCGCCCACGCGCTACAAGCCCCAATTGGGGGTTGGGGCACCGTGGTAGGGGTTGGCGGTTTTGACGCGTCTAACGGCCTGTAAACGGTGTTTGCGGGCACCGTGGGGGCAATGGTGGTAGGTGCCGCGGCCGGCCATGGATTTGGGAGTGGGTTAATCCATAGGGAGATAGCCACCGCGGCACCCGCAAATATTGTAATAAACGCGTTCACGCGGTACCCCGCGGATCTGGCCTTGTTGGGTGTGTCCCCAAGTGTTCGAGCCTTATCGGTTTTCCCCATGTGTCCCACTTGTTTAGACGGGTCGCTAATTGGGCCAACGAAATAGTGCCGTTGGGCAATCGGAATATTTGGACCAATATTTGGCCGCCGGTTTCTAGTTCACCGGTCAAAACCTCGTAGAAAATTAGGTTAGGTTGTTGTGTTTCCGTTGGGTCTGGCACGTCGCTTGCCGCCTTTCTTGGTTGTCTTTTTTACCGTAGCGGGGACGTGTTGCGTAGTGGTGGATATCCCAAATGCGGCTTGGAACGCGGCCCGTACACGGTCCGGGTTGTTGGCCATGCCTTGGCGTATCTCGATATGGAACCAATCCCCGCCGGGTGCCCCGTGGATCGTGGGCCGGGCATACCTAACCCACGCTTGGTAATTGTGGGCTTTTAGGGGTTGTGCGTCCACTCGATCTACACGCCACCCGCGGCCGTGCGGGTCCGGGAAATAGTCCAATACGCATTGGACACCCAATAGTTCCCAATTGTCCAACACGGTGTTTAGCCACGTTAAGGCCCGTATTCGTGCATTGGGTACGCCTAAATTTCGTGGTGGTATGCGACGGTAGGACAAATCCATGGCTACGCCACGTGCATGGTTTGAGATCTGCCCTCGAGTGGTTGCGGATCCGGTGCCCCGTATGTTTCTAAACGCGTAGTGGCCGTTGTTCCATACCGCGCCACCGCTTGTTAGTTCGGCTTGTTTTACCCACTCGATCGTCCCGGGTAGTGGGCCGGATACCACCGAATAGCCGGGGACCTTGTAGATAGGCATTACTTTTTAGGCGGCTCTTTTTCTACGAACAAACACGCGGTGTTTTCGTTGCCAAATCGGGTGCTAATCCACGCCATGAGTGCAGACGCTATGGGGATACTTAACGCAATGATTTGTGGATCCACGTTGTATTTGTGGGCTATGTAACTACCTAACGCGATAACGGCACCTTTTAGGGTTTGGTCCGCGGTTTGTAGTTGCGCGTTCTTGTTCATGGTGCCGGCGGGTATGGGTTGGCCGCTTTAATTTCCGCTACCGCTTGCCGCCATGCGGCCTCGGTGCCGTCACCGCGTTGCCACTCGAAAAACAACCCGTCCGATTTAGCCTCATATTGGGTTCGGCGTGTCTTTTCCACAATTTCGCATTGGTTGGTGTAATTCACTTGCGGCCATGCCGCGTCCAATTCCGCTTGGGTTGGTTTCGGGGTATCACTAAACCATTCCAATGTTGCGTAATCGTTGTTGTTAATCGCCCATTGTGTACCGGGGTAATTCGTTTCTAAAACCAATGCGTAATCCGTCATGGTGTCACCTCATAAACCGTAATGCTCGACGCGCCCCGCGTCACGCTCGCGTTGTCGCTATCGGTACTCGAATAATTGACACGCACGGAACCGCTACTACCGGCGCGGGCTTGTACCGCGTAGGTGGTTGCGGACGTGGTGGCCGGGCTATCTAGGTAAACAATGCTTGCCGATAACAGCATGTTTTCCCCGTCAAAATTGGAATACCCACCAAATACCGCACTAATTCGACTGCCGGCGGTAGTGCCAACGTAGGCGGACGTGTTACCGCCATTTAACTTAAAATGGCCCCACGGTGTTGCCTCACCAATACCGTGCGCAATTTGGGCAACCACCAACACTTTGTTGGACGCGCTAGTAGGTGTGATCGCAACGGTTAGCCCGGTTACGTCCACGAACGTGGCACTTGTTGTAGTAAATGTGTCGGTTTTGGCGGTACTTTTAATTTGGACCACCGCGCTAGTGCTAGGGCCAAGCGTGGCCCACGTCGAACCGTCGTAATACTGCACCACGTTGGTGTCCTCAAGGTACGCTAATTGGCCCTCGGCCAACGTCTTTTCGCCGGTGCCACCAAACGCCGCGTCTCGGGCCGTGCTATCTGCAAATACGGGAACACCGGTTCGTGCGCTTTGGTTCATTTGGTCCGCGGTTAGGACCTGAGACGTTACGAACGTGGGGACGGTTGTTTGTGCATTGGCACCCATAACGCAATCCTAACCCAACACGTTGGTGCTATCTAGCACACCGTACACCAGATCGTCCAAAACTAGGTAATACACCACGGTGGTGTCCGCGGTGTAAAACGTAATGGTGTGGCCACCGTCCAACGAAATATCCCCGGTAATGCCCTCTACGGACAATTCGCTACTAATCGT